GGTTGTCGTCGCCCCATGAGACGGGGGCGAGTGTGGCCACGATGAACCGGGAGCTGCGCGCTGTGATGGCGGAGGCGTTGAAGGGCGCGCCGTCGGCGGACGTGGTCGATGAGGTGAAGGCGCGCCGTGACCGCAAGCTCGCTGGCCTCACTGGTTGAGCCGGCTTACCGGTCGGTTCCGCCGTATGCGGTGACTTTGGGGCCTGAGGTGGCCGCCTTGAATCGGGATGCCGGGCTCGCGCCGGATCCTGAGCAGGAGATGGCGCTGGATGCGCTGTTCGCGGTGCGCCCGGATCGCCGGTCGGCGGCGTTCGAGTTCGCGAACATTTGCGCTCGGCAGAACATGAAGACTGCGCTGCTGAAGATGGCGGTCCTCGGTTGGTTGTTCGTCACCGAGGAAGAGTTGATCGTGTGGTCGGCCCACGAGATGAGCACGACTCGCGAGGCGTTCCGGGACTTGGAAAACCTGATTAAGGGGTATTCGCCGTTCCGGTCCCGACTGCCCAGGACCCCGACCGAGGGGTTCTTCCACAGCAACGCCGAGCTGCTGATCGAGCTGGCGTCGGGGCAGCGGGTGAAGTTCAAGGCCCGCACCGCTGGCGGTGGACGCGGCCTGACCGGTGACAAGGTCATCCTTGATGAGGCGATGTACTTGGAGCCGCCGCACATGGATGCGTTGTTGCCGACGTTGACGGCGGTGCGGAATCCGCAGGTCTGCTATGCGGGGTCGGCCGGGTTGCTGAAGTCGGAGGTGCTGCGGGGCATCCGGGACCGCGGCCGGGCTGGCACGGATCCGGCCCTGGCGTATCTGGAGTGGTGCGCGCCAGGTGGTTGGGATAAGCCGCCGTGCAGGTTCGGGTCGGAGTGCGCGCATGTGGTCGGCACGCCAGGTTGCGCGTTGGATGATCCGGAGTTGCGTCGGCCGGCGAATCCGGCGCTGGGTCGGCGGATCATGCCGGAGACGTTGGCCACGTTTCGGCGTGCGTTGACGCCGATGGGCTTCGGCCGGGAGTGTCTGGGCTGGTGGGAGGACCCGCCGCCGGAGGATGAGGCCAGCGAGTTGGCGAAGGCCAAGGCGCGGTGGCCGGATCTGGCGGACGAGGGCGCCCCTGAGCCGGCTGGCCGGATCGCGCTGGCGCTGGATGTGCCGCGGGACCGCTCGTCGTCGTCGATCGCCGCGGCGTGGCGGCTCGGGCAGCGGGTGATGGTGATGGTTACGAAGCTGCCCGGCACGGCGGAGGCGGTAGCTACGGTTGCGGCACTCGCGAGCCTGCATAGGCCGGTCGACATCGCCCTGCATACGTCTGGTCCTGCGGGTGGGCTGTTGAAGCCGTTGGAGGATAAGCGAGTCACGGTGCGACCGGTGTCGACGCAGGAGTTGGCGCGGGATACCGGCACCTTCCTCGACCTGGTGGTGAACTCAGATCCGAGGGCGCGTACGGGCCTCGGGCATCTGAACCAGTCGGAGTTGAACGCGCCGCTGGCGGTGGCGAAGCTGCGTGATGCCGGTGACGCGTCGGTCTGGGATATCAAAGACGGCGCGGACCTATCGCCGCTGCGGGCAGCGACGGTAGCCGTCGCTGCCCTGATCAAGTTTGGTGGCGGTTCGCCGGGCACGCCGCTGGTCGACCTGAATGCCGACGTGAGCGAGACGAGCTGGCTCGACCGGGCCGGTTTCTGACGAGGAGGTGGCCATGCCGACCGCTCCCGTGTCGGAGATCGGCTACCAGGTCACCGGGCAGGGCTACTGGCAGCATCTTGAGGAGGAGACGACACCGGAGCTGGCCTGGCCCCTGTCCATCTCGGTGTATGACCGGATGCGCAGCCAGGACCCGCAGGTCGGTTCGGTGTTGCGCGCGGTGACCTACCCGGTGCGCCGCACCCGGTGGTGGATTGAGCCGAACGGCGCCCGCGACGAGGTTGTCGAGCACGTCGCCGCCGACATGGGGCTTCCGATCTAGGGCGAGCCGAATCCGCCGGGTACGCGCCGCCGCCGGGACCGGTTCTCCTGGTCGGAGCATGTCCGGTTGGCACTGTTGATGTTGCCGTTCGGGCATTCGCCGTTCGAGCAGGTGTACCGCATCGACGAGCCGCGGCCGGGTGGCGCGCATCTGGCGAAGTTGGCGTGGCGGCCGCCGCGGACGATCGCCGGGTTCAACGTCGCCGACGACGGCGGGCTGGTCGCGATCGAGCAGTACGCGCCCGCCGGTAAGACGCTGACGCGCCCGATTCCCGTCGACCGGCTGGTCGTCTACGTGCTTGAGCGGGAGGGCGGCAACTGGATCGGCCGGAGTTTGTTGCGGAACTGCTACAAGAACTGGCTGATCAAGGACCGGCTGCTGCGAGTACAGGCGCAGACGATCGAACGCAACGGCATGGGCGTGCCCCGGTACACCGCGGGCGCGGAGGGTGAGGACCTGACCGCGGGTTTGGCGATCGCGAAGAGCTGGCGCTCGGGTGAGGCATCGGGCGCGGCCATCCCGAACGGGGCGCATCTGGACCTGGTCGGGGTGACCGGCACCTTGCCGGACGCGAACACGCCGATCCGCTACCACGACGAGCAGATCGCGCGCGCCGTCCTGGCGCACTTCCTGAACTTGGGTACGCAAACCGGTTCGTGGGCGCTGGGCACCACGTTCGCCGACTTCTTCACCCTGTCGTTGCAGACGTTGGCGCAGCAGATCGCTGATGTGGCCTCGCAGCACATCGTCGAGGACCTGGTCGACGTGAACTGGGGTGAGGACGAGCCGGCGCCGCTGGTCGGTTTCGAGGAGATCGGCACCCGGCAGACCGCGACGGCTGCGGCGCTGAAGGCGTTGCTTGACGCGGGCGCGATCTTCCCGGACCGCGAGCTGGAGGAGTCGCTGCGGCAGTTGTACGGGCTGCCGCCAGCGCAACCGCAGAACCCGATGCCAGCGCCCCCGACCACTGACGATCCGGTTCCGCCGGAGGAGGTGTGATGCCCGGTCTCGTCACCGAGGAAGAGGCGCTTGCGCATATCCGTTGGTTGCGTGACCAGCGCGCCGAAGGGCCGTGGTACCGGCTGGAGGCCAAGACCAGCGGCAAGCGGCGCAGCGCCGAGCTGTGGATCCTGGACGTGATCGACCCGTGGTTCGAGGACCCGGCCGCGCTGGTTCGTTCGATAGCCCGGCTTGAGGCGGACGACATCACGGTGCACCTGAACTCGCCGGGCGGGGACGCATTCGGCGGGATCGCGATCTTCAACGCGCTGCGGGACAACCCAGCGAGGGTGCTCACGGTCGTGGAGGGGCTCGCCGCGTCGGCCGCCTCGGTGGTGGCCATGGCTGGCGACACGATCCGGATGAACCGCGGCGCACAGCTGATGATCCACGAGCCATCGGGATTCGCGTTCGGGCCACCAGACGTGATGGCGAAGGCGGCCGAGATGCTCGACAAGGTCGGGCAGGGCATCGCCGAGATCTACGCGGGCCGCGCGGGTGGTACTGCGGAGGACTGGCGGGAAGCGATGGCCGACGAGTCGTGGTACACGGCGCAGGAGGCGGTCGACGCTGGCCTCGCCGACGAACTGGTCGCCGACGAGCCGCCCGAGCCGGCCGAACCGGCAGCGATCGCTCGTTTCGACCTGGCCCGCTTCGCGTTCGCCTATGCGGGCCGCGACGCGGCCCCGCCCCCGCACATGCCGCGGGAGCCAAGCCAACCGGCGATGGCCGGAAGGAAGCACACTACGAAGGGAGCCGGCATGGACCCGGCCAAGATGCGAGAGGCGCTGGGACTTGCGGCCGACGCCCCCGATGACGAGGTGAGGGCCGCGCTCGTCACGGCCGGCCTCGCCAGCGGGGCGCCCGCTCCCCCAGCCGGCCCACCGACCGATCCCCCGGCTGACGCGCCAGCCGACCAGCCGCCGCCGCCGGTCATCCCTGCCGCGCCGACAGCGGGCGTGATCGAGCTGGAGGCGACGCAGTACGCGGCGCTGCGGCAGGCGGCCATGCGCGGCGAGGAGGCGTGGCGCAAGATGCGCGAGGTCGAGTGCGAGCAGGTGTTGGACGCCGCGATCAAGGCGGGCAAGTTCCCGCCGGCCCGCCGGGATCACTGGAAGGCCCTGTGGGCCGCCGACCCGGACGGCACCAAGGCGCAGATCGACCGTCTCGCCGCCAACGTGATACCGCTCTCCGAGGCCGGCTACGCGGGCGTGGGCGCGGAAGGCGAGATCGACATGATCTACGCGGCGATGTACTCCGGCGAGAAGGTGGGTGGTAGCCGTGGCTGACTACACCCCGGTCATCGACGGCCGGCACTACACGTCGCAGGCATCGGGCACGGTCACCGGCGGCAACGTGGTCATGGTCTCTGGTTCCGGCACTGTTGCGGTTGCGACCGCAGCCGGTGCTGGCGCCGTGTGCGGTGTCGTCGGTCACGACGCGGTCTCTGGCAACAAGGTCGACGTGATCACCGGCGGCGTGCACGACCTGGTCAGCCAGGGCGCCATCGTCGCCGGCACCCCCGTCACCGTCGGATCGGTGAACGGCTCGGTGGCCACGATCGGCGCCGCCACCTTCGAGAAGATGATCGGGATCGCGCTCACGACCGGGGTGGACACCGCACTCGTGCGGGTCCTGCTCACGCGATAGCCGGAAGGGAGAAACGCAATGCCTCATGTTTACCCGCCGGCTGCGCCGACCATCAGTGGTGACACTCTCACCATCAGCCGGTTCCTGAACTCGCCCGCTGCTGTGATGCGGCGGCTGCGGACCCTGACCGAGAACCGGTTCATCGCCGACGTGCTGCTGTCGGGCCGGTTCCAGGTCCAGGGCGGCTCGATCCTGTACGAGCAGACCGAGTCGATCTTCACAAGCAAGGCGCCGGAAGCGGTCGCGCCGGGATCGCAGTACCCGATGGCCACCGCCACGCCAGGCACCGCCGCGGTCGCAGCAGTGACCAAGTGGGGCCAGGACGTGCCGGTCACGGACGAGCAGATCGGCCGCTACGGTGGCCGGGCCGCCGAGGTCGCGCTCATCAAGATCGCGAACTACATCGTGAAGCAGGTCGACTCGGTGTGCCTCGCGGCGATCGCCGCCGCAGTCACCGCCACCCGCGCGGCCGGTTCGCCGGGTGGCGTCGGCTCGGCTCGGGCGTGGTCTGTCATCACCGCCGATCCGACCACGTCGTCGGCGCCGCTGCTGGACCTGATGGCCGCCGCCGCGGAGATGCGGGCGCTGGACCAGGGCTACGAACCGAACGTGGCGATCATGTCCGATCTGTCCTACGCGCGGGTGATCGCGAACGCGTCGGTCATCGCTGGCCTGTCGCGGGAGTCCCGCGACAGCGTCACCGCCGCCGGTATCGCCGCCGCCAGGGAGATCGCCGGCCTGGAACTGCTGCCGACGAACAACCTGCCCGTGGCCAGTACAGCGTTCGTCATCGACACGACCATGCTCGGCGGCATCGGCTACGAGCGCATCCCCAGCCCGGAGTACCAGGGCGATCCGGCCAACGGTGTCGAGTCGTTCTCCCGCCGCGACCCGCAGGCATCGGACAAGTGGATTCTGCGTGGCCGCCGGCCCGTCGTCCCCATCGTCCAGGAGCCGGGCGCCGGTTTCAAGATCACAGGAGTCTGATCATGAAGCATCTGGTGGTGTGGCCGAAGATCTCGGTCGACAACCCCGACACCGGCGAGTCCAGCGTCCTGGCCAAGGACGAGGTCCTGCCCGACTACGTCGACGACTTCACCCGGTTCGTGCTGGTGCAGACCGGCGCGGTGCGACCGGTCGAGGACAGCTTCGAGGCGCCAGCGGCGTCGCCGGAGCCGGTCCGGTTGACGGAGCACCCGCCGCTGACCAGCGATCTGGCGCTCGCCGAGAAGGACACCCCCGCCGGCGAGGCCGCGGCCCGGCTGCGGGCGGAACCGCGCAAGGCCGAGTCGAAGACGAAGTAGGAAAGGCGGCTGGCTGCGGTGGAGCTACTCGTTACGCCCTCGCAGCTGGCCGACCACCTTCGGCCGCGCGTCCTGGACGACGAGCGCGCCCTGTCGGCGTGCCGTGTTGTCGGCGGCTGGCTCAGCGGCGCCACCGGCCTGTCGGCGTGGCCAAACCCCATCCCCGAGGACCTGTGGGCCGCGGCGGTCGAGCTTGCGGTCATGGCGTACGACAACCTTGA